CTCGCTGACGCGGGGAGGTTCCCGCAGTGGCGACGTACTCGACGGGCATCTCGGCGACGTGGGGCAGCGTGACGTTCACCGAGATCTCCGGTCTTTCGTGGACATACGGCGGCGAGAACGTCGGCCGCTCCGGGAACTTCAACCCGAATCCCGGCAGCGTCTCGGTGTCCGCATTCGGCACCGTCCCGAGCATCGCGCTCGTCGGCAGCCGCAACACGCTCACGGTGGCAGGCGGCGGGATGAATTTGACTCAGAAGGCAGTATTGGAATCGGTGTCCGCTGCCGCTGAAGTCAATGGCGTGACGCGGTACACCGCCGAGTTCACCCTCTTGGATAACTGATATGCCACTCACGAAAGAGCAGATCCTCGCCGCCGACGACTCGAAGCCCCTTGAGGTCAAGGTGCCCGAGTGGGGCGACGCCGTCTACATCCGCGTGATGAGCGTGGGTGAGCGAGACGCGTTTGAGCTGGAGTACATCCGCGCCGGTGGGAAGCACGTGGACAACTTCCGCACGAAGTACCTCCAGGCGTGCCTGTGCGACGCGAGCGGGCATCTGCTGTTCACGAAGGAAGACATCGAGACGCTGGCGAAAAAGAACGGCCGTGTCATGAATCGCCTGTGGGAAGTGGCGATGGCACACAACGGCATGACACAAAAGGACGCAGACGAACTCGCGGGGGAATGAATGCCCGTCCCGAGAGGCGATTTCTCTTTCGGCTGGCGGGCCACCTGAAGAAAACGGTGCGGCAATTGTGCGAGGAGATGGACTCGCGAGAGTTCACGGAGTGGATCATCTACGACAGGTACTTCGAGCCGATCGGTAACCAGTGGAGGCAGTCGGCGCTTGTGGCTGCGGCAAGTGTCGCCCCGTACTGCAAGGGCAAGCCGCCGACGATTGAAGAACTGATGCCGCTCGACCCGCACGCACCGCAGCACCACACGCAGATCACGGCGACGCTGAGACGACTACAGGCAGACTTGGACGGTGAGTGATGGCGACTACTCTCGCGTTGGCGATGCAGATCAGCGCCAACACCGCTTCACTCGCGAAGTCGGTGAAGGACGTGGAGCGCAGGCTCGACACCCTTGGGAACTCGGGCAAGAAAGCCGGTCGTGATCTCGGAGTTCTGAAAAACATCGCCATCGGACGCGTAGCGATCAGCAGCATCACGGCGGTCGCGAGCGGACTTCAGCAGGCGACGCAGGCGCTGGTCGGATTCGGCCGGTCGGTGGCGAACAGCACCGACGCATCGAGCAAGCTCGCAAGATCGCTCGGTATTACGTTCGAGGAACTCTCTGGGCTGGAGCTCGCGGGCGACTTGGCTGGCGTGTCGAGCGATCAACTCGGCGCGGCGCTGAGCAAGCTACAGGTACAGCTCGGGCGAGCCCAGGCAGGTGGCAAGGAGGCTGTGCAGGCATTCACGGGCCTCGGCCTCTCGGTGCAGGATCTCGCGGGGCAGAACGCTACGCAACAGTTTCAAGCGATCGCGTCAGCGATCAACGAAATCCCAGACCCGGCGGGCAGGTCCGCTGCGGCCGTAGCTTTGTTCGGCAAGTCAGGGGCATCGCTTCTGCCGCTCTTCGAGGGCGGTGGCGACGCGGTCGCTGGCATTGCGAATCAAGCGATCCGGCTAGGGCTCGCGCTCAATGACGTGCAAGCCCGCAACGTCGAGGCGATGAACGACGCATTCACGCTCGCCGGGAAGAGCATCGAGGGCGTGGTGCGGCAGATTGTCGCCGACCTGTCGCCGGGCATCCAAGCAGCCGCTGATGCGTTCACGTCGTTCGTAGGAGACGCAGGTGGTGCGTCGATTGGCCAAGGATTCGTAGATGGTCTCCTCAACGTCGCCGACGTATTCGCTCAGGTCTTCGACCGCACGGTCAGCGGACTGAATGTATTCGCCACGTCATTCGGTCTCTACTCAGAGTCCGTGGAACGCTCGTCGTCGAACTTGGCTGGCGTCGTCGATGCGTTGACGGCAGTCGGTCTCGTCGTGCAGCGGGTTTTCAACGGGTTTTTGAACATCGGCAACGTCTTGGCGAGGATCGTCGGCAATGCTGTTTCCGCCCTCGGCAAGGCGATCTCGTTCATTCCCGGCACTGGTGAGGCTGGGCAGACGCTCCAGCAATTCGGCGCGGACCTTGCTACTGCCGCTGCGGAGCAGGTCGAGGCTCGCAACAAGGCTTTCGAGGACGCCTACAACCGCTTTCTCTCGGGCGAGAACCCGAACCAGGGTGCCGCAACGCAGGCGGTAGAGCAGATCCGTGCGGCGGTCGAGAACGCTCGCAATCCGATCTCGCAGATTCAGTCGCAGGTGGACGCGGCTCGCGAGAAGATTATTCAACTGGAGGAGAGCACCGGACTGCCCGCCGAGCGCCTGCGTGAGGCGTTCGAGGCGTATCGACAGGCGGCCGAGATCGCTGCGGCAGATGGGCAACTCGTCGAGGCCGAGGCGCTGGCGGTCGCCGACGCACAGTCGCGGCTCAACGCTCTGATCAGTGAAGAGACCGGCGCACGCAACGCAGCGGCGACAGCGCTCGCCGCGCAACTCTCTGCACAGGAAAAGGCGGCGAAGAAGAACGAGGAGATCATCGCGAAGGTCAACGCCGACCTCGACAAGGCGTTTTCTTTCGAGGCGTTCACGGTCGCACCCGGTGCATTCCGCCAGTTCAGCGAGACGATCAAAGAACTGCGATCCGAACTCGAAGCCGATGTGATCGACCCGGATACGTACGTCACGGCCGTCTCCCGCCTGCAAGAGGTGTTCGAGCAGGCGGTCGTCCAGAGCGAGCAACTCGTCGGCATCCAAGAGCAGTTGAACAACGCCGGTGCGGCGTTCGAGATTTCGCAGGAAGGGTTTGACGCTTTCTCGTCTCGCATCGAGGAACTGCGGCAGAACCTCACGGACAACATCATCGACGAGGATGAGTTCAAGCGGACTATCGATCGGCTCAAGGAAGGGCTCGACCTTCAGGTCAAGCTGGACACGAGGGTCGCGGAGATTACCGAAGAGCGGCTCGACAAACTCTCGCGAGTCTCGCAGGAGCCGCTCCAGGTTCAGGATCTCCGCTCAGGAGGTATCGACGAGTTTTTGCGGATCGCGTCTGGCAGACAAGATCCGGCGATCGAAGAGGCTCGCAGGCAGACGCAGGAGCTCCAGAAACTGCGTCAGGAAATCGTGCGTGTCGGCGGTGCGGTCGAGATTATCGGCGGCTAACTCATGGCAATCCTGCAAACCACCGAGATCCTGCCTCGCACGTTCGAGCATCGCTTCGGCTCGTCGCCGACTGCCCAGCGCAAGGTCATCGTCACGGTCGATGCGCCCGAGTCGCAGCAGGCTGTGCTCGATGCGGTCGGGATCTACCACGGGAGCGCACATCCCGAGTACGCCTACCTCGTCTGCACGAACGGGTCGTTCACCGAGACGGATCGGTATCACGTCGAGGCGACGTACAGCTACGAACTGCCGCAGGTCGGCACGTCTGACTTCCAACCGAACCCTCTCGCTCGCCCTGACGTGTGGTCGTTCTCGACCGGCGGTGCCCAAGTGCCTGCTCTGGTCTACTACCACGGCAGCGGCAACGGCGACCGACGCCCGCTCGTCAATGCCGCCAACGATTATTTTGAGGGACTGACCACGCTCGAAGCCGAGGTGCGTGCGACGATCGCATGGAACCGGGCGATCTTTCCGGCCGACCTCGCTGCGGGCGTGACGAACTGCATCAACTCCGGCCCTTATCTATGGGGCGCAACGCACACATGGCAGTGCGCAGGCATCTCCGCGAGCAAGCAGTCAGAGGTCGTCAACGGCATCGAGATCAACTACTGGAGCGGCACGACCGAGCTCGTGTTTCGGCAGAGCGGGTGGAACTTGCTGCTGCCGAACATCGGATTGAACTACATCCAGGGCAGCGAGAAAAAGAGGGCGACGGTCAAACTAGACAACGAGGACATCGCAGCTGCGAGCCCCGTCGCGCTTACAGAGTCTGGAGGGCTTGCGTCGGCAGGCTCGCTGCCGATCATCCTCACTCGTCGCGTCTTTCGTGAGGTCGATTTTTCCGGCTACTTCGGCACACCACCGTTCTGAGGCGAACATGGCAGACGTGAACTACACGATCAACGGGCAAGTCGCGAAGGGTGCGCTCTCGCAGTCGTTCGCCGCGAGCGGCGTCACTGCGGACATGAACACCACGGGCATGATCGCCCTGACGCTGAACCTCGGGACCGCTACGCAGGCTATCTCGACAGCGTCGCTCTCCAGCGTCGGGCTGGCATTTGCTCGATCGCTGGCGACAACCGGGACGCACACCGTGTCGTTCGGCAGACTCGAAGGCACGACGCTCTACGAAGCCGTGACGCTGCGTGCTGGCGAGGCTGCGGTGATGCGTCTCGCGGCAGGCGACTACGGCGCGAAGGCGGCGGTCGCTAACTCACGGCTCGTCATCTCGATCTACGAGGGCTGAGATGCCGCAGCGACCGGACGGACAACCGGCACGGCCGCAGCGCGTGACCTTCACGAAGGGCTCGGCCGAGCGGATCGCGGCGGTCGTGCGTGACTACGAGGCTGGCGATCGGAGCGCCTCGCCACTGCGGTTCGGTGTCGTCTCGTCTGACTCGCGCAAGACCTTCCGCATCGCGACGTTCTCGGGAGCGTGGGCCGTCGGTGCGTCGAAGACCGTCGCGTTCAAATATCAAACGAGCACGCCGAATACGGCATCGGCCTTGAACCTCTTCGCTGCGGTGCCGTCGCCAAGCGGCTCGGGCGACTGTGCTATTGCGAAGGACGGCACGGCATGGTTTCTCATCGCGGCAGTGTGCTCACAATGATCGACGATCCATTTGTGCTCTTGGCATACGGCATCATGCTGCTCGCGGGCGGCATGTATCCGATCGGCCTTTTGTTCGGGGCGTGCTCGGCGTGTTGTGATGAGTGCGAGCCGTGCAATAGATGCAACCACGGCAGCACTGGACATCCAGACGAAGGCATATGCAATGTAGAAGTCGGATACGCCTACCGAATAAACAACGGGAGCCAAGTATCCGGCACGCGCAGTCCGGGAAGCGCAGATGTTAGCAATGCTCCAACAGCTATAGATTCAACGACGATATCCTGCAACAACACTACATTTCGATTGGCAGCTAAGCTCACAGGTTTGTTTGGCGAGCAAAGTACGGACAACTGCAATTGCCCGGCGTGCTGCAATTTTAGTCTTATTTTTAGAGTGTTCGACACCACAGCACAGTCGGACTTCGATGTCTCTACACCCTTTGCGCTTCAATTCTGCGAATGCAGTCAAGCGACGGCTAACATCACCGTGAACATTCTTGACATTGCAATTCTGATGACCGCCGGAAACTTTGCGGGACAATGTCCTGCCGCATACGCAGAATTCCTCGCTCACGCAGCAGTTAGCACACTTTCCGTAGAATTAGATATAAACGCATGTGAATGTGGCGCGTGTTGCACAGATGGACAATGCGAGCCAAGCACGACGGAATTTTATTGCGAAGACTCTGGAACATGGTTCAACAAGTCTGCGGGCGTATGGCAGGGCGTCGGCACTGACTGCGATCCAAACCCGTGCGAGTAGCAAACAATGAAAGTCCTGCGTTCCGCCGTCGCCGCGAAGAATTCACGCAGCCCGGGCTACCTCGCTGCGGTCGAGGCTGCCGTCGTCGGCGGTGACGACACGCACTACGAAATACCGCAAGACGCGTACCTCGCAATCGTCAAACAATTCTCGACGGTTCGCGTGTCGGTCAAGCCGCAGCCGCGTCGCATGTCTCGCGTTGCCGTCGGCGACCTGGTCGAACGAATGCTCACCGGCATCGGCATCACGAAAGAGCGTGTGCAGGCGTGGACTCGCGTCAAGGACTGCGGCTGCGCGAAGCGGCAGCAGTGGCTCAACCAGTGGGGCTACAAGCAGCAAGACCGCATCGAGCGGGTTTTGAACAAGGCCGCCCGGTGGTACGGCATTTCTTGACACCTTATCCACCATGGACGCAGGAGGACGGGTGCCGTGGCAGACGATCACGACATCACGATCGCGGGCCAGCGATGGCTCCTGCGTTTCACGCGGCTGAAGGGCCGCGCCGACGGCTGGACGTGCTATGACGAAAAGCCGCCGAAGCTCTTGGTTGACGAGCGTCTCGTAGGCTCTCAACGCATGGAGACGATCCTCCACGAGATCGCCCATGCGGTTCTCGGGTCCACCATCAGTGAGGACACGATCACCGAGCTCGCCCGCGTCCAGCGTCGTGTCCTCTGGCAGATCCTCCGATACCGCGAGGTGCCGCGTGGCGAGTAAGCAGAAGCCTGCGTCGATCGCCGACGAGATCGTGGCGCGGGTGAAGAACTACAAGCCCGGATTCAACGCCTGGCACTGCGACCTGCCAGCCGACGTGCTCGCGGAACTGGAGGCACTTCGCGAGCGGTGGGTGAGCGGCGAACTCGGACTGCAAAAACGCGCTCTCGCGCGGTCGATCATTCAGTCCCTCAAGGATCGCGGTCTGCCCGTGAGCGGCGTACAGGGAGTCGAACATTGGCTGTGCGCAAACAAGCGTCGCTAACCGACGCCGTCATCGCTGCCGCCGCGACGGCCGAGCAACTCGCCGCTGACGCCGAGGTCGCACGTCTGCGTGCCGAGGTTGCGGCACTGAAGGGCCGCTACCGATCCGCACTCGCTCAGATCGACCGCGAGCGGGAGCGTGCCGACGCGTTCGTGGGGCTCAAGGGTATCGAGGCGAAGCGGCCGTCGCCGAAGCCGACGAAGGGCAGGCGGCACCCCGCGACGATGGTCGTGCTGCTCTCGGACATCCACTGCGAAGAGACGGTGCGGAGCGAGCAGGTCAACGGGCTCAACGCCTTCGACCTAGACGTGTGCGACTCGCGGCTCGCCGAGTTGAGCGAGCGATTCTTCGCGCTGCTCGAACACGAGCGGCAGTTGTGCAAGATCGACCGCGTCGTCGTCTGGTTGGGAGGCGACCTCATCTCAGGGATGATCCATCCCGAGCTCGCGGAGGAGAACGCGCTGCACCCGCTCGCGGCACTGCGGTGGATCGGCGAGCGGTTGCGTGGATTCATCGACTCCGTCAGCGACACGGCCAGCGAGGTGCTCGTCGTCACGTCGTGCGGCAACCACGGACGCACGACCGAGAAACTTCGCACGAACGAAGCCGACACGAGCTACGAGCACCACCTCTACGTGACGATGGCGGCTGCGGAGTCGCGGAAGAACGTCGCGTGGCGAGTGGGCGAGGGGCATCTCAACTACGTCGATCTCGACGGGTTCACGATCCGGTTCATGCACGGCCACGCGGTGCGATACCAAGGAGGCATCGGCGGCATCCACGTGCCGCTGAATAAGGCGATCGCCGCATGGGACTCGACGCGACGCGCGGACCTCACGTGCCTCGGGCACTGGCACCAGTTCTCATGGAGCCGCTCGGGGCGGTACGTCACGAACGGAAGCGTGATTGGACCGAGCGCCTACTCTGTGCGAATCAAGGCGTCATACGAGCCGCCGTGCCAAGCGGCGTTCGTGGTCGATCACCATCGACGCGAGGTGACGCGAGCCTATCCCGTGTTCTGTGACAGAGACCTGAGAGGAAAGACGTGACCGAAGCCACCCTTGAATCCGCCAACGCCGCCCTCCGCAACGCCGTCGAGTCACGCCTCGCTGGACGCTCACCGATGGCGGCAAGCCTGGAGGGATGCCCGCCTGCACTGGAGGCAGCGACGAGAGCGCTGAGCGACGCGGCAACTACCGAAGAATCATCGGAGGTCTACGCGGAGTGGACGCCGCCCGAATACGCGACGCGGGTCGAGGCGGTCAAAGGCTTTGCCCGGCTCGTCGAGGAGGCACGCCCCGCGCGGGTCGCGAGGGAGACGCGGCCCGGCGTCACGGAGAAGTTCGGCACTGGAGCGGTTCGCTCGGATGCCGTCGAGGAGTTTCGGTATGACCTCGTCTCGCCGATCGGACTTCGCGAGGTTGCTCGTGCGTGTGCGGAGGGTGCCGCGAAATATTCCGATTTCAACTGGGAGCGCGGTATGCCCGTGCATGACCTGCTCAACCACGCGATCGCCCACGTCTACGCGTTCCTGAGTGGCGACCGAAGCGAGCCGCACCTCGGTCACGCGGCGTGGAACCTGCTGTCGGCGATCCACTCGCACGAGTTGTGGCCGCATCTCAACGACGGACATCTGCGTCAGCCTGGGTGCAGGCTCCCAGCGGAGGCCCGCAATGCCACGTCCTGAGCGCCCTCCACTCACCGAGGACGACCTCGCCCAGATCGAGCACCGCGCCCGGCGGTTCAGCGGTGCCTACACCGGCACGAGCGGCACGCTCGCTGGCGACGTGATCCGCCTGCTCGCGGAGCGAGCTCGCCTGCTCGCGATCATCGCCGTGCTCCAGAGCGAGGACGCGTGATGTTCGGCTCCGACCTGCGCCAGCGCGTCGATGAGTTGGCGTCCATCGTCGCCGTCATGGCGCGGAACCAGAGGTCGATGGCTGAGGCGCTGCGCACGGTCGTCGAGTCGGCGAATGCGAACGCGGACCACTGCAACCGCAATTTCACGAGCATCGTCGCGTCGTTGCAGCAGATCGTCGATCGGCTCGCCGAGGACGCCAGCGACGATTGGTGGAAGCACCCGCACGACTGACCCATGGCGGCCGGGCGCGGCGGCGCGAGTCCTCCTCCGCTCGCGCCGCCCCCGGTCTGTCAGGCCGCGTCGCCCTGCCCGCCGACCCACCCGTCGAGAAGCCCCCGGCTAAACGCCGCCACGTCCTCGGGCTCGACGCCAGCAGCCGCCGCCAGGGCGTCGTGCTGAGCCCGTGGTGGGCAGGCGAGCCCACGGGCGGCCATGGACCGCCCGACCGACGCACCGGCTTCTACGGGGCCGCTGGACGCCCGTGCAGCCGTGGGCGGCTCCGGGGCAGGTGGCGGGGCTGGCTTGCCCGCACGTCGCTCGCTGGGGAGCTTGGGGAGGAGGTCGAGCGGGTCGGCTCCCCCGACGATCCCGGCATCGAGGTAGTGCTGCCGCGTCGTGGACGGGTCGCTGTGCGACAGGTACTCGGTGGCGTCGCCGCCAGCCGCCGCGACGTAGGAGCCTGCCGCCTTGCGGATCGCATGGAACCCGTGGACCGCGACGCCCGCCGTATCGCCCAAGAGCCGCAGCGAGATCCAAAGCGATGCCGACAAGCGATGCTCAAGCCACGGCCAGACGAGTTCGTCGTCGGCACGCCGATGCTTGCCGAGCAGGCGGGCGAGCTCGGGCGTGATCGACCTGACGATGGTCTTCGTGCCACCCTTGCGGGTCGCCCCGTCGAACGTGATCCGCCGGGCGTCGAGATCAACGTCTCGCCAGCGGAGGGCGAGGAGCCCGCCGATCCGCTCGGCGGTCTGCCACGCGGCTTGCAGGATGGTCACCCAAAACCACCACGCAGGGACCGGGCCGATGTCGCCTCGGCGGCGTCTGGCGGCTTTGACCAGGGCGTCGATCTCTTCGAGCCTATAGCCCTTCGGCGGTCGCAGGCTGACTTTGACCAACCCTCGCGGGAGGTCTGGGTGCTCGATCAGCACGCCGTCGGATCGCGTCAGTCGCTTCTTCGCCGCGTGCGTCCAAAGCGCCGACAGGTGGGCGACATCCTTTTTCACGGTCGCCGGTCGCGGAGGCTTGCCACGCCAGTGACGATCCTCGGCTCGCCACTTCGCGAACCGCGCGAGCGTCATGTCGTCGAGGTCATCGAGCGTCGCCGGTCGCCCGAGGAACGCATCGAACCGGTCGAGCGTAGAGGACAGAAGGGCCGTCGTGCGGTCCTTCAAGCCATGCCGAGTCGAGTACACCGAGAGCAGATCACGCAGAGTCATCGCTACGCCTCCGTACCTAGATGGGACTAGTATACGGACGATCATGATGAACGCTTGTCCCATGCCCTCCGCTCAAAAGATCGCCCGTAGGACTAGAAACCTAGGTGGGTTTCGGTCCTACGGGCAAGGCAACGTGGCGGCGGTCTGGCGATTTGATTTCGACAGACCTCTCGATACGATTGGGGCATGATTGCGATGGCGAATCCGTTCGCGGACTACATGACGGTGCAGGACGTGATGGCGGCGATCAAAGCTCGCTCGCACAGCACGGTTTTGCGGCTGGTTTACGACGAAAACGAGCACGACACCGCGCCCGGCGACCGGCCGCTGCCGGGCGTCAAAATTTCGGGACACGGTTGGATGATCCGGCGAGCGGCGGTGTCGGCGTTTCTGGCCGACGAGGCTCGGCGAAAGCCCGGCGTCGGCTTCCCGAGGGGGCGTACGCGGTCTGAGCCGCCAGCCGAGCCTGCCACGAAGCCCAAGGCAGCAGCCGCCAAGAAGCCGAAAAAGGCTGCAAAGTCCCGGCGTTCCCGCTGATTCCGAGAAAATCGGATTTTTCTGGATTCCCCCTATTGCATATCGACAGACCTGTCGATACTATGTGGGTGTCAGGCGGATGTGACCTGACGACACGCCAACCGGGAGCCGAACGATGATTGCCGCCGCCACTAAGACCAAGAAAATCACCATCGCGACCGTGAAGGCTTTTATCCGCAAGGCTAAGGCTGCGGGGACGCTGCTGGTCCGGTGCGACTCTTGCTTTGACGGGATGACTGACTCGATCGAAAACAACAGGGACGCCCAGTTCACGACGACCTCTGAATGCCGCGACAACGGAAACAACATGGGCATTCGAGGCATCAACTTTGTGGCGTCGAGCGGCAACTGGTGCAAGGCTTATGACGATGGCACGTACGCAGGCTTTGAGGTGTCGAACTGCTGCGGGTCTTGGGTGGTTGCCACGATGAAGCCGACGGTGTCGGCCGCAGACAAGAACGCTGCCATCAGCCGGATGATTCTTGACAAGGTCGCCTCTGGCATGGCGTTGCAGTTCGCTTTCGATGCCGTGCTCGGGGCTGGCCGATACGAGTCGCTCGTTTCGGAAGTGTATGACGCTCTCCGCGTGACGGCCTGACCAACCACCCCGCCCGTCGGCAATCGGGCCGACGGGCACGATAGACTCGACACCCCGCCCCGCGAGGGGCACAACCCGGAGGACAGGACGATGGCGCGAATTTCTGGAGACAAAGCTGGCGACGGATACGCCTACGACTACATCACGCGACGCGAGGACGGCACGCTGCGACTGTACTCGCAGGTCTGCCACGTAGATGAGGACGGCTATATCGTGGCGTACCATGACCCGACGGACGCGACTAACACGATCGATGCCGATGGACTGCGTGGCTGGGCGGACACATGGACTCTCGACACCGAGCACGGCGATCCGGCCGACTGCATCGTCGGCCCCGGCGAGAAACTGATCGCCCACAAGCTGACGCGCAATGAGGAGCTTGATCGAGTCGTCGGCACAGGGCATCGCGACGACGAGCCTGCCGAGTACAGCATCGCCTACATGATCGAGGCGACCGGCGAGTTCGATGTCGTCGAGACGTTCACCGCCGCTGACGACGCAGCCGCGAACGCCTACGCCGAGGCGAACCACGACGGCGAGTGGTATGTGCTCAACGCCGCTGGCCGCAACATCAACGCCGGAATCGACGGCTGATCGGCACGTCGCCGGTCAGGGACGACCACCACCAGGGCAAGGAGGCCCACCATGACCCTTCAGATCTGGCTCGATCTCGCCATCCTCGTGCTGCGAATCCTCGCCGCCGGGGCTGCTGGTTGACCAATATCGACAGGTTCGGCTATAAGTATCGCCAGACCCGGCGATACGGCACGCGAAGTAGCGTTTTCTGCGGACTCAAAATCAATGTGGTGGAAGCCACTTGTTTTGCACGTGAACGTGCGTACACTACGCCACCCCCTAACGACAGGAGCCTCCCCCATGCGAGTTCTCGACGCAACCCCCTCCCACCCCGGTGACGCCGAGGCCCACGCCGCAGGCGAGTACCTCGCTGAGCTCTACGGATCGCCCGCGCAGGGCGAGGGCCGCTGGGTCAACGGTCGCCTCGTCTCGACCTACGCCGTCGGCGACAGCGTCAACGTCGCCTTCCCCGACGGTCACCGTCGCTG